AAGAGATTTTCATTACCTATCTGCACGGCATTATATATCTCATCGGGAAGGTCGGTCAGATTGGCGGAACCGGTGGAACCCGGTTGTAAATTCATACGCCCGGTTAAGAGGTTATCTCCCGGCTTAATCCTTGTATACTCTTCCGGCAAAACAAAACTGTTAATGCCTACATATTGCTTGATATACGGTGAGCCTTCACCGGCACCTGCCAATATCTGCGCGTTCTGCCTGTTCGGATCATCCGTACCTTGGTACCCTAACTGCACAATATCATCACCGACCAAAGGAGCATCACTTTCAGCGGCACATATATCCTTAGACAAGTCGATATAATCCGTACCTACAGCAACCACCAATCGCCATAAGAAGTGATTACCAAGCGTCCCGTCCGATTGTTTTTGCAGGTTAAACGTCTCAACCAAAGCCTGGTCCTTAACCTTAAACTGATTGTATATGATCCTTCCTTCCGCATCCTTAGTCCGCATGTAGCATCGCCAGTAATCTCCCAAGTCTTCCACTTTGATACAGGACATTCCGGCAGCGGTCTCCATCAGTTTGCCACCAATATGGGTGGTTTTCTGCACTTCTATTTCTTCGGCTGTCAGCTTCCTGCGGAAATGGGCATAATCAAGCTCCAAATGCCATGCACCCTGCTCATCCTGCCATAACCCCGCTCCTGTAGATCCTTGCTGAAAATTTCCTCCGTACCATCCTTTCAAAAAAGTTATGAACTCACCGGCAGTGTCGGGCTTGTCCTTCCTGATGAAATGGTCAAGAACAAACAACCCTGTAAGGATGTCATCGTCTGTAATATCCTCATCTTCCGCCTCTGTTCCCAAGATACGCTTTAAATCATGCCCGCTAATCTTAATTCCCTTGAGGAAATTAATCACCCCCTTCGCTTCATCATCTGACACGGAAGACAGAAACCAATCGGACAATTCTTCTATATCACTGCTACCTCCGCCTGAAGTAACCGTAACCGTCCTTGACGCGCACTTTCCGTCACGTTCTCTCGGAACGATTCTGTTCGTTATTCTTATTTCTGACTTAATTCCCATTTTCTACCATCGATAATTGAATATTATTCCGCTCATAGTCCCATACACCGCTTAACAGCATGAACTTCTTACTAACCGCTGATTTGTCATACAACCGGGTAAACGGATGGATGGAACCATCGTTTTTTATTACCTGCGTTAATTTGATTTGGGTTGCCTTATAACGGTTAATCACCCTTCGGATAAAGGCTTCTTCGGGTCTGACAAGTTTATCCTCGATGACGGAATACAGGTTATCCGTCAAGAAGTCATTTCCCAACAATGCCTTGCTATAGGAAGCCCCGTCCGCATTATAAGAGCTTATGCCGAACTCAACTTCGTCAAGTTCGGACATGAACTTATCGTTGACCACGTTTTCATACAAGCGGTCTCCGTCTTCGCCTTCATCAATGATCCCGTCTTTCTTCTTGTAGTCAAATCGGAAGTCCTTTAAAACGGCACCGTATGCGATAAAACCGACTTCCTGAGCGACCCTCTGCCTGCGACAGTACATCGTGAATTCCAATTCCCCGATGATCGGTACGTCCGATGGAAGAGTGATGATGTACCCGGACAGTCCGCTATATGGCATATCGGGCGTTTTCGTGCTCTTCACATTCGCCCAGTTCTTGATATTGTCCGTCTCGAAAACGATCTCAAACCGGACGAATGAGGATTGCCATCCACTGCCGTTCCAATACTTATCCCCGATTTTAAGGGAGCATGCGTAAGGGATATTGGCAGAGATATTCATGTCACCGTCATAGATATAGTTCATGCGGCTGTCGGACGGGAAACGCATGCTTCCCGATATGCCGATGGCACCGTCCTTCCAGACCGCATTAGGACCCCTCATTGTAAAGGCAGGCAGGGTTTCCTTCTGGTATTCGTCAAAAACCATCACACCATCTACCGTAGCAGACCGCATCTGAATGCTGTCAGCCCAATTATAATCCCCCGGCGGGTCTCCGCCACCGGTGAACAACGCTTCCTTCATCAGGACAGCCCCGAATATGTTATCGTTAATATTAGTACTCAGTATGGTTTCATGGCGGTTCTGATCGTAGTAATACATCTTCCATTCCTTCGGTTTCAGAAACCTCTTGATGTCATACTTATCCTTATCGCTGTAACTCGAGCCGCCCGCCCATTCCAGGTAATCGTAATCCTCATTAACCACCAAATCTTCAAACACATTGTTGACGGATTTGACCGTAACCTTGTTATAGCCCGGCAAAACGTCAATGGTGTTGTCGCTACCGGCGAAGCCGATATCCTGCAATGTGGCATCATTCACCGACACCATTGTATAAGATGTCAATGCCTCATTATACTTCCGATACTGACCGGTATAGTCCGCATCGATGATATACAGGCTGCCTTCGTAATCATACAGCGTCCATGAAAAGAACTGCATGAGGTAGGTCAATACTTCATCCAACATCAATTCGTCCGAGGTGAAGTTCTCCTCCGCGAATCTGAGTTTATCCAATACGTTCTCACCTGAAGAGTAAGCAGCGGAGGAAGACGCGTACACATAAGGGATATATACGGACTCATAGCCACCATGGGCGGAAGATATAAGGTATCTTAGCAACTCCATTGCGGTGATGAATCCCGACTCTGTCTGCTGCTCATACTTAATGTTTTCAAGTGTGGCTATGGCACTGACGCAGTCAATCTCTATGGCATCCACTACAGGTGCATAAGATTGCGTGAATTGCTCGGGGGTGATATATCCTGTCCATAGCAACCTACTATCCTTGTACAATTTCACCGAAGCATATTGATTATCTATGCTAAACAGGTCCAATAGCAAAGTTTCTGCATTAATGGATACAGAGGCCGTAGATGTCCTTATGGGCTTGTAAATGAATTCCTCATCATCTCCTGTAACGACAAATGCCGATGGAGCAGCTCTTAATTCTACTGTTTCCCCACTATAGTCTTTTGCGGAAATTATAATTTCCAAACGCTCTCCATCGTAGTTAAAAAATGGAATTCTATATTTTTGCATAATATCTATTTATGGAAATTTCTTACCGATTTTTTTTGCGTGATTGGAAATCTGCAACCAGGCATCACTTCCCCTTATCACTGCCCTTCCGCCAACCTCCACCTTTATCCGGCTGACAGAACCTCCCCCTATCATATCTTTCAGCTTGCTTAACGGAGCAATGACCTCCGGATTGCTGCTTGCCCCCGGATATTCGCCAACCTCGGCTAATGTGCGTCCTGAGACAATACCACCATTGGCGAACTGAGGGACATTAGATGCTGCCGTGATCAGCGATTGCATCGCTGCTATCTGACCGGAAGCAAGTCCTACGCCGGCAAACGGAATGGATGCATACGCCGCTGTCGACTTTGCCGCCATTTCTGTTGTGGCAGCTTGAGTTTTAGCCTTACTCGTAGCTATCTCTATAGCCGCGGCAGCTTCATTTGCCGCAACTTCTGCTGCTTTTGTGCCAATGATTCCCAGTGCTTCTTCTTCAGCACTTGCATTCTCTTCTTTTGCACCACTTAATTTTTTCGCCACTTCCGATATGTTTTCTATGGTTTGGACAACACTCATTATGCTGTCTACCGTATTTATCATGGTATTCCATACCGCCATCACTTTTTCCCAAGCAGTTGCATCCTCATCCCCCAATACGTCTTGCATTTGTGAAAATGCATTTACCATTCTATCCGCACTTGATGCAATATTCTTTACCCCTGAATAGATACCCTCTCTTAACTCCTTACTTAAGTCTTTAATATCCTGCCTCACCTGAGCTATTTTTAATGCCTGCTCCAAATCAGGAACACCGGCCATAGACTTAGCCAACTCATCATCTAATGTTTTTCCCGCTTTTTGAAGCTCTTCCTGCAAATCTTTCGCGTATTCTTTTGCCAAATCCAGCTTTTCCGAAGCAATATCTACTGCGTTTTTTTTGTAATCAAAAGTCGTATCCCTCTCTTTTACCTTAACAGGGGTACTCATAGTTTGAGCAGTTGCCTGCATTGCTGCGACGAATGCCTTCCCTTCTATCCCTATATCTTTAATCGCTCCGGCAGTACGAGCGGTTTCTACAGCAAGCCTTTGCAATTCGGATTTATATTGCTCCTCTGTCAGTATACCATTCTCTTTTTGAGCCTTTAATTTTTCCAAGGACGCGGAATATTCTTTTTGAATTTTTTCCAACTCTATCGCAGCTTTTAATTGTCCCATCTGATCTACCGCCTGACGTGCCGCCTCTTGTCTTACCTTGTAAAATTCACTTTCTAATACCTTCCGGTCATTTGACCCACTAGCCTCAGCATATAACTTTATATTCAACTCTGCCAACGCCTTGTTGTATTCAGCCTGAGAAAGAGAGCCAATCTTAAATTTTGCTTCCAACTCCGATAATTCCTTGGCTGACTTTTCTTCCAATTTTTGCAACGGTGTTTTTTTATCATTGCTACCGGCACCAACAATATTTCCTGTCCCCGCAGTAGACAAACCGACAGACGATGAATTAGCCTTAACAGTAGCCTGTTCAAGCCTTGCGTTAATATCTTTTAATATTCTATTCTGCTCTACAAGTTCTGTGTCATAAGTTTGTATATCTGATCCTGTCCCTATCTTAAACTTATCACTTGCAATCTTTGTTACTCCTTGCCATAATACAGAAAACGCATTCGCATTTCCTGACGTAACTTCTTCTTTTCTTGCCCCTTTCTTTCTCTGAATACTCTCTATATTATCCTCTACTTCTAGTTTTTTCTGAGTCAGATAATCTACTTCCGCCGCTGCTTTCAAAAGCTCCACCCTTTCAGCAAACTTCTTATTCAAATCTCCCTGAATGGTAAGATTCTTTTCATCAATAGAGTAATTCGTGTTCAGCTGCCTATTTATCTGAGACAAAGCAGATCTTCTCTCATCAAGATTTCTTTTTAAATCTGTAGCTATCTTATATTGAGTTTGCAGGTTGATTATATCTGATGTATTGGTGCTCTTGTTAAGTTCCGCCTTATACTCTGAGAACAAATTCTTAATCCTTTTAGCCTCTTGAGCCATTACTACCAATTTAGCCACAACAGCTCCTATCACGGCTATTATAGCCGTAGGAACCATAGATATTAAAGCAGCTTTGACAGATTTTGCCGCATTGGAAAACATGGCTTTCATCGTAGAGGATGCTTTTTGAGACCTCCAAGCCACTTCATCGAATGACTGACCAGCTGCTTTTGCGGCTAATTCCGTCTTTTGGAAAGATACAATCAATTTATTAGCAAGCCGACTTGTCACCAAAACTGCAATAGCTGCAACCACATAGGTAATAACACTCTGAATATTATCTGTCGCTTTCTTTACATACCCGGTAAGCCAATCTATTAGACCTTTGTATTTCCCTTGAATATCTGTCTCATTAACTAGCTTTGTGAATGCATTTTGCAACCGGTTTAATGAGGTTTCCAAATTATCTATATCCACATTGGGAATCATCTCGTTTAACGCATCTGCAAACTTCGGTAATACCTCTGCGCTTAACAGTTTTCCTTCTTTCATCAGCTTATCGAGGCCTGCTACACTTGTACCGGCTGCTTTTGCCATAGCCTGTAAAGCAATGGGCAATCTCTCTCCCATTTGCAAACGCAATTCCTCTGAGCTAATCTTTCCTTTACTCATCATCTGAGACAAGGCTAAAAAAACGCCATTACTATCGTCAGCACTCATACCAAAGGCTGTTGCAGCTCTCGATAGTGACTCGAATATCTTCCTCTGCTCCTGCATAGACATTCCTGAGATACTTGCAGCCGCAGTAAACTTCGCATAGTTTCCGGTAAGTGCGTTTATCTCCAATCCGTATTTTTTTGCCAAATCCAATAAATAACGCTGATTGTCTGCAAACACAGCCATTGACCCCGATACATTTTTCAACGCCGTAGTCACTCTATTAGTTGATTTAGCGACCTCTATAAATTTAGTTACAAGATTAGACAATCCTATTCCTCCTGCGCCTAGAGCGGCAGCAAAAGTTAAGATTTGAGCCTGCATTGCCTGGAATCCGGCTTTTATCTGATTTGTACCTTTTTTAAAATTTTCTGTCAGAAAATTAATTGCTATTGAAAACGATAGTCTGCCTGCCATATTAATCAGATTTACTCTTCCAATTTATTTTATTCATGTCAAATAATTCACCATTGAGGAATTTTCGCAATTGCTCTTCATTTTCCTCTATTTCTTTCCTGGCCTTACGCTTTAACTCTTCCATCTCCCAAGGAAATGGGTATAATTCCCGGGGAGAAGAAATCTTCTTTCCATCTATATGAGGAAGTATTGATATGTAAGTCCATAGTCTGGCACTTTCCATCTCTTCCTTACGTTTTTTTTCATAAGCCTCTATATACAATGGCAGATCACATAATGACATTTCCTCGGTCGCATAATGAGCGTCTAACCCACCCATTACCAACATAGATACTATCTCACCAATACTACACGACAAGGTCGCATCCGATGGTACATCATCAGCTACTTTATCCTTATGAAATTGAGCCATTATACCCATTGCCTTCTCAAGCCTCAACATCATATCCTTGAAAATTCCATCATTTTCCAATGCTGTCCTAAATACCTCAAACGTATAAGGAGTACTATCTACATTCATCACGTAGAGAAATGCATCTATATCTTCCTTTGACGAGTAGTCCATTTGGGAGAAAGGTTTCTTCATCAGCTGTTCCCATCTGATTACCATTCTTACAGTGTATTTCTGAAAAACAGCATTCTTCATCGTTTTTTTAGACAGAACCGGCTGTTTCTCCTTTTTTAAAACCCACTTTATAAAAAAAGGGAGAAGTATAATCCAGCTAATAGCCAATATTATAATCAATTCCATATATCTTATTTAAAAAAAAGCGGTCTGTAAAACCGCCTTCCTTGTTACTAAAAATTATGCACCGGCACCGTCTTCTAACGGCCCTGTACCTTGAAGCGTTACAGAGCTTGTACAGATCGCCCCATTGTCAGCCTTCATTGACAATGCAGTAATAATCGCATTACCTTTGACATACTCTTCCCCTTTAGGAAAATCGCCTTCGGATTCCTCTGTTTTAGCGATTACAAATGGAATCGGCGTGCGCTTCTTCATTAATTCCTTTAACGTCACGAATGACAAGTGCCCCGTTTTTAAAGACAATATACTTTCACTGGATACAGTATAACCTAACTGCCCTGTCAGGTATTCCTTCCAGTTACCTGACATCTTGTTACTGGTATCAATTGTATCTGCACTAATATCAATGCCACACGATGTGCCGAAGGCAATCGGAACCACCTCTTTCTGCAATTCCTTGGTGACTTCTACAAACAACATCAACTTATCACCGACAACCATGTCCTTGCTTGAATCATACTTTTTTTCTGCCATAATATTTAAATTTGAGTTATACCACTAACCAAAATTTTGTATGACAAAACAAAAAAAAAGGATGCTAATTTTAGCATCCTTTTTGCTCACAATGAACTAATAGAAAACTGAAGGACTTGAACATACTTGTTATCGACATAATCCTCGGTCGAATCCTCTAGATGAATCGTCATTGTGGGATTTTTAAAACTGCCTTCAAGCTCTGAATATATCAATGAGGCAATTTTATTGCTCCTATCATAATTATCACTAATCACGCTTACATAAACTATAGGTATCTGTCGAGCGACCCCCATCTTACTATATTCTTGCCGATACCCGTCACGCTGGTATACTATAAAATCGCCATCTGTCCCATCAGGAGCCACTATCGGATATATTTTATGACCGATAACATCCTTAATTGAAGCTGAAGCCAACAGTATTCCACGTATTTCCGTGGTTATTCCAAACATATTCATAACTATCTCCTCTCGTTAATCCGTTGGATTGCTTTTTTCAAGCCTTCGTACAGATATTGTGTCGCTTTTATCTCTTCTGATTTACGCGCATCTGACCAAAAGTTATTGCCAGGCATAATGCCGGAAGTGCCGGTAAGTGGATGAGGACGTTTTCGCGTTCCCATGTCTACAAGATGCGCATGAGCACCCGATTGTGTGAATCCCGATAACGCACCTAACTTACGCCTTTTTACACGCGTTGTGAAGGAACTTTCCAAATTGCCCGTAACCTTGCCTGTCTTACGCATCCTTGCCCGAAGGTTGGTTTTCCCTTTGCGCATAAAAACAGATGCGGCAGATCTTAACCCGCTACGAATTGCCTTATCTTTTTCAAAATCTTCTAAATTTCGGACAAGATAATTAATATTTTCCCGGTCTATTACTTTTAGCTCCATAGTTACGTATCTACCCTCCCAAGAGTTAAAATCAAGGTATTATCCCTTTGAGGATCTATCATTTTAATCTCATATATATTATTCATATATACAACCCTTTGTGAATCCTTAATAATGGGATATGCCCTAACCTGGAATACGATAGTCCTGCCGATAAACTGCTCCATTGCACTGATACCATCCTTATCTACAACCAATGACATCTTTCTCCTATATCCTTTGCAGCGGAACACTTCTTCGTATTCCTTCACTACAAAACCCGTTTCAGACTGATGCTCTCTCAGTTCTTTGAATACTAATATCTCTCGCAATAGCCCGGCTCTCATAAACTATAATCCCGATAAAGTTCCAATATATGCTTAGTTCCCTGTTCCAATGGATTACTCTTTACAGTAATTATGTCCTCTCTATAAGCATAGTATCCCCCGACAGATAACAAGATAGCCTGCTTCAATGGAGCCGGAATGTCTCCGGTATCATCCAAGTCAGCAAGTTCTTCTACTGTGATGCACAACTCCTTGGCGATTTTTGCTTCGGAAACTTCTATCAAGGACTCGATATACGAATCCTCATCCGTATACGAATCCTCAATATTCAAGTGCATCTTAGCCATCTCCAGAGTCACATACTTACCCATATCATTTCAATGATGCAATTGTAAATGACTCCTTACGAATCATTCCCATATTCCAATAAGAATTAATCACTAATCTTACCAATCCTTTAGTTGCCTGAGTATATGGGTCCACCGTCATATCAATAGCACCCCATTGTCCCAAGAAATAATCAGCCCAATTACCGAACACGATGCCAAATTCATCACTGCCCTCTCCCAATTCTTTAGGTATATTATTCGTTCTTAATGCACGATACCCATTCAGCATCCCTTGACCGTCATTGCCAAAAATGAAGCCTCCTGCACCTGATGAATCCTTAACTTTAGTTTTGGCTTTTCCAATCAAACTTGGATTCATAACATACGCTAAATTTCCAAACAATGCATTGTTTACATCCGCTGCCGTTTCCATAGCAACGATCTGCCCCCATGACATATCACCTTTTATCGTTTCGCTAACATTAGCTTCCTGGAATATACCATCAGGAACATTATCGGCATGAACGTCTTTCGCAAATGCTGTTTTCTCGATTTTTTGAGCAATAGCAATTGCCATTAATTGACGAATCAATCCTTCCACGTCTCTATTTTCCTGGATAAGCAGCTGTTTTGACAGGTCAACGTATGCGGTCAATCTCTTAGGAGTAAACAGATTGCCTTTTTTAAACGCCCCGGCACCATCTTTTGCGTCCGCATTCTCGCCTTCCCAAAATACATTAGTAGCAGAATGTTCCGGCCAATATATATTTCCCACTAATCCCGTCATCATACGCACACCTGCCTGCGAAAGCACAAGGTTAGATTCCAACGGAAGAAGCAACTCCTGCTGTTCTTCATCGATAACAACACCGGTTGCTTTCTCTGTAGCCGCCGTATACGCTGCGCGTTTTGCGTAACTTAAAGGGATGATTAACTCACCGCTGTCTTCTGTAGTAGCTGCTACAGAACGGTGAAGTTTAGTCGCTTCTTCAATGACAGCCGCCTCACTATCTCTCTGTTCGGTTTTGTTCATTTGTGCCAAAATCGCGCGACGAAGTGAGAACTGTTCAATAGATTGCCGGGGACCAAACACATGGCTACTACGATTTTCAAGCTCCTTTTCATCAATTTCAATGTTAATTTCAGCCATGCGAACCTGATTTGCGCCCAGTTCTTCATTCTCCTCAGCTGTAAACTGTCTCTGCTCACCCTTTGCCTTCGCAATGATTTCCTTTGAACGAGATTGCAATTGCTTTTTTTCGTCCTTTAATTCGGTGATACTTTTTTCTTTTGCCATAAAAATTAAATATTAAATGTTTTTTCTATGTTACGGTAATACTCATCGGGTATGGTTGCTTTTTTAAGCAGTTCTTCTTCTGCTAACTCTTTCCCCCTCATATAAACTGAAGTCTTACTATATGCGGCATTGTATACAGGAGAAACATCGTACAGATTTCCAATCTTATGGACCGTACGCTTCCATGTATTATCACTTTTTTTCTCCCATGTGTCTTTTTCCACATCGAAGCAAAATGAACTGGCTGATATCTCCCCCCTCCTTATATTCTCCAACAGTTCTTCACCCAGTGCTGTCTTAGGAGCCTCAAAACGATACTTTAATCCCTTTTCGTCCACCTTTAAGACTAGGGAACCGTTTCCACCATTGCTTCTGGCCAAAATACCACGATTTTGGGAGTGATTCAGCAACGCAAAAACATCGCTTTTCTCCAAAACTCCATCCAAAGCACCTCGCTCTATAACCTCCTCGAAATATAACCCGTCCGATGGAGTGTTAAAAAGAACAGCATACCCTTCAACCGTGCGCTTTTCCTCGCTTTCTCCGGTTACTTGAACCTGATAAGCCGTATTTCTTATTTCTTTTTTTTCGTCCATTCCTGTAACTTTTATCAACTAACCAAAGAATTGTATGACAAAACAAGAAAGATCATTCTGTTCCGATATTTTTTTCTACAACTTTACCAAGGTTCGCATTCTGTTCCGGCTCTTGTATGCCATTCCCTTTAACAGCATTGCTTAATGTCTGCATATTCACCTGAATAAACGCATTATCCCCATCCGGTAATTTTGACAACCCATGTTTTCGCCTAATTTCATTGGGTGTTATTGCGCCGGCATTGCACATTTCCCGATTATAAGTTGCTTCTGACGTCATATCTGCACGCAAAATGGCGGATGTATCGAACTCTGCAATAATACGTCCTCTTTCTGACGGAAGAAATACTTTTCGATTAATTTCCAATTCTATCTTGGTGATAACAGCCAACACGGTATCCGTTAGATACTGAAGTTGAGTAGCCTCAACTGTTGAATAACTTGATTTCGACAAATCAAATGCCTTAACAGGGGAAACAGAGAAAAACCGGCACATGTCAATCACCTGGAATTGTCTGCTTTCTATAAACTGACTATCCCTAGGACTAATAGATATAGGCTGATACTTCATATTACCCTCTAACACAGCTATTCCATTAGGATGCCCTGTCACCGGATTAGTACGTTCTTCCCATGTTTGGTAAATCTGATCCTTCTGCTTTTTATCTACTCTTCCCGACTCCACAGTCAATATACCGGCTACACTACCGCCCGACTTGAAAAAACCCGCAGCATGTTCCTCCGCACTAGTAGATATATCAAGCGTCTGACGCGCATGTTCCAAGGTTGAGACACCTATGATACCATCATAGGAAAAATTCAACACGTGAATCATATCCCTTGGCTCGACCAGCTCTTTAAACCCAACAACCTGGTAACGCTTACGCATTATCCCTCTCTTGTCCTGTATCCATACAATGCTTACCTGTGATGAAGGCAAGTAAATCAATTGAAGTACATTCAGGTTATTATCACGCTCGATATAAGCATATCCATTCCCGGTCAGCAAAACAGAGGCCATAATTGTCTTGAAGAAAACATAGCGAGTCATGTCTTCATTTGGCTCCATATCAAGCAAATAATATACCGGATGGGATTTTGCCTCCTTCTTAAAACCATCACCATCTAATTCATACGTTTTCAAAGGCAGCACTGCGACACTGTCCGAAATCAAATCAACACAACGATATACGGTGGAAAGGAGCATAGGCTTGCTTCTACTTTGCAATATCGTTCTTCCTCCTGTATAACTCCACGCAGTTACACGAGAAGTCTCTACTTTTGACGCTCTTCTTATTTCTAAACCAAATACTTTCATTTATCCACTTTTATCAGATAACCTTTTTTTTGTCATACAAAGGATTCTATTCTCACGAACCGAATCCGCGAATTTCAGATTTATATTTATGGGTTATTTTTAAGTGCCATTTCCCAAGAAGTTATCTACATGGGTAGAATATCGGGGTGTCTCTGATAATACACTTTCGTTAATGCCTGTTTCAATTCCTGATAGTTTTTGATAAAACCAAGCTCAATCCATTGGGCTATCTGCTGCTCTAACTCGTATAACTCACGTATCTTAGCCTCATCACCAACTTTATTACGCATTTCTGATTCATGTTTACCATAAACAATAATATTAAGTGATTTTGCCAAATCCCTAACCTTCTGTTTGAATAAACCCTTTGGAAGAATAGTGTAAACCGCTGCACACATTCTAGGATATGCATCACCGGCAAGATTGCGAAATTTTATCATTTCGTCATATACAAATTTGAGAACTTTTACTTTGAAAGTTGGGTTGAGCCACATTGCGAAATCGATAAAAAGTAAGGGGTGCATCCATGTTCCGGCATTTTCACCCCTTGAAGCTTTCGATTTTACATAGGCAGAATTCTTCCCATGTAAATCCTCTTCTGATATTAAAGCTTTTATAAATTCACCTGTTGATTTATTCTCAAAATAATGTTTCATCTCTTTCTGATTTCCAAGTCCAGCATTATTCCACTGCTTTAGTAAATCAGTTGCATTAAAAAATCCATCTTTTGTTCGTTGGGTTACTTTAAACTCACCCATCGGACGAATCATAACCTGATTTGTTTTCATAATTTTTCAATTTTGATTATATCACTAACCAAAACTTTGTATGACAAAACAGAAAAAGAAGACTATTCTCGCGAACCATCTCCTTTACATATCATGAAAACCAAATCAAATCTCATTACAAACCTTATAAATGTATGACAACTAATAAAACTCTCCATATCTCGGAGACATCAGATAAACGCCTAGAGCTTCAAGCATTCCAATCACACCATCTATCTTTTTTTCTTCAAATTGCTTGCTTGGCTTAGTATTCCCATTCCTGTCACGCGCCATCACGACATTTCTAAAGCAATGACGATTTATTACATTATTATCAACAACCGCCCTTCCTGATAACATCAATCGTTCCATCTCTTTTGTCGGACGATTGAAATTGCCTAATGCCTGGCTAAACTCCTGCATAGGCAATCCTTTCTCTTGGGCGTTAATCACAAATTGCGTGGCATTCCATGCATCATAAGCTATCTTCTGAATATATACCTTATCTCTTATATCTAGTATATCGTTTAAAATATAATCATAGTCCGTTACATTTCCCGGTGTAATTGTAATTAAACCCTTCCTTCTCCATTCCCCGTAAAGCTCTTTAAATCTTTTTTCGCGCAAAGCCATTTCGGGCAAGTAGTACTTAACCTTGAAGTAATATCTATTCTCGGTCGGGAACATGAATGCTGCACAGGTCAAATCGCTCGTACTGGAAAGGTCAATGCCTGCGTAGCAATCCATATCTCTAAAGTCTTCAAAATTCACATCAGAAGAAGAACTTAATATATAATGCTCCGGTATCCATACAGTTTCTGCATCACACCACATATTGATATTCTTCGTTTTTATACCAACCTCTTCTGACGGAGAGTTGATTGCCTTCTGAACCTGCTCGCGTAAATACTTAGTTTTTACAGTGACGCCCAAATTAGGATTGCTCTTCCCCCATACAGATTCATCCTTCCAATCGTCACCTTCATCCAACGAATAAATCAAGGCAAATATTGTATCATCCGTTTTCAACCCCTTAAGAATTTCTGTACACATTTCCCGATATTGGTAACAAGGCCCTAACTTGTCAAAACCGGCAGTAGTTATAATGATACCCATCGGATCATCGCGCATACCTTGCCCGGATTGAAGAACATCCTTTAGCCCTGAATTCTTCGCTGCATGGTATTCGTCAAGAAGAAACATTGAAGGGTTAGGCCCGTCCAATTTTGACGAATCCGCTGCAAGAACCTTCATGAACGATAATGTCTTATCAAAATTTATCTGATCTCTAAATGATTCTAAATACTTGTGTTTAGGATCAAGCCCTGATACAAAGTTTCGACACATCTTAAAACTTACTTTTGCCTGATCCTTGGAATTCGCTGCCAAATATACCTCTGCGTTGGCCTCTCCATCCGCTATTAAATGATATAAACAAAGAGCAGCTGCAAATGCAGATTTTCCATTCTTTCGCGCCATCTCTATATAAACAAACGATGTAAGACGGTTCCATTCCCCGTTTTCGTCTTTTTTGTAAAAACCGTATATGTTAGCAACCGCAAATTTTTGCCACGGAAGTAAAATAAATGACTTCCCGGCATGTCTACCTGTATAATGCTTTAGCAACGCAATAAAATCAATGGCATAATCTACCATCTCTTCTCTAAATTCAACATCTTCCCTCTCAAAGAGACAGTAGAACCTTTCCACAGCCAATTTGACATATTCACCAACCAATACCTTTCCGTCACGAACATCTGCTGCATACTGGTAATATTCCTTCATTTCTTAGATCTTGCACCTCTTCTAATAAACTCTTCCAATGGGGATTTTTCTTCATTATCCGATTTCATTGCTTTTATGTTTCCCCTACTCTTGATGGTTAATCCATATTCAGTCATAATCTTCATGACTTGCGCATAATTCTTTGTCGCAATATTCTGAGCTGGGTGAGCTGCCTTTTCATACTTAATCATGATTACGGGCCCTTCTTCCAGCAATTGTTGCGTTGCGCGAAGATACATCTCATAACTGGTAGCCAACATTCGTAATGCGCCAAGGTCTATGTTTTGAATTGCCTTTCTCGCATTTAGTTCCTTAACTACATCTTTCATAAATTTTTGAGCCTCATCGGATAAACCATTGGGCATAGCAAACTTTACCATATATCTTTTTTTATAAACCGCAATATTGTCATACACGCTTTTATTTGTTAATAATTTAACAAATTCAAAATTTGAAAAAGCTCCGTGCGTGTGAAGAAGGGTAGGGCGAGGTTGGCAGCAGCGATGCAAATAAAAAAAGATCCCCCTATCCCTTCCGTGCCTATCCACCGATTAACCCCCATCACCTTTTATCAACGCAGCCTCATTGAAGACAATTTACTTTGCTGACGAAGATGCTCCGCAAGGCAAGATATGGCGGAATAAGAAAACCGAGGAAAGAACGATTAAAGCATCTTCCCCCGGTTGAGGCGCACCACTAATGAAATCGGACATCTTAAACCCCTGAATGTTTTTGGTTATGAATCATCTGATGATGCTTTTTACACAAACTCATCAGATTACCAATATCATACGCAAGAGCCATACGTTCCCATCTATCCTCTGTCTGCATGAATGACTGTATGTGATGTATATCTTCCGCCAGGGTTGTCTTCCCCTCCTTTAAGCACATCTCGCATAAAGGATTGATGGAAAACTTTCTTTTCCTGAGTCTCTTCCAGCGGCTCGTATTGTATATCTTTCTGCGCTCAACATCATACATATTACTCGCTTTCTGAGCAACTTTCTTCGTTTTTTCTATAGTCGGCATAAGCAATCTCTTTTAATTCTTTGTTATCGTTTATCGTTTGAAATAGTATCATTTTAAATCGGAAGTAAAAATAATTAACCAATTCATCCTCTGGCATACCTACAGCTCTCTTGTCCTGAGAGACATAAATAACTGTATCTTGGAATATGTCTTCATAACTTTTAGAACAAAAGCATCCATAGTCCCGATAGCCACATAAGTTTTTTAATTTGGAATAATTACGCGCCAATAGAGTCATAACTCCATTGTCAGCCTTCCCGATTTTGATTTTTCTCATTATTTATATTCCAATTTCCTGATTTATCAATCAACTCTTCAATACAACGCATAACCATTCCACGTACGATTACTGAAGTTTTAATACCGGTTATCCCAGTAAGTTCATTAAGTAACATTGATGTCCGATCATCTATTCTTACTACCAATCGTCTATCTTTTCCCATAACATATATGTATTAATTAACACCTCATCCATTACTTCCTAATTAGGGTGATGTGGTTGAATGTTCAATTCGTTCTCTATAAATTTCTGTAACTTATGGGCGCATTCCGAGCATAAGTCGGCTTCTTGGATGAATATATCTTCCCTTCCACCAACAGAGCCGCCATCCCATTTATCCACCTTGAAATCCAATCTTGCGCTGCGGAAATACGATGGTTGTATTTCTCTTCCGCAAGCATCACATATTATCGTTACTTTTTTCATATCTATCTTGGTTATACGTTAAACCTCTATCTCAAACTGCTCACTTTTTGCCGATGGCATACAATCAAGAAGAGAAGAACCTACTGAGACATAATAGATACCATCTTTTTCAAGCGGGAGCCAATGGAAGTAGCGTCCTGTTTCTTCGTGCATTACCGGAATCCCAAATTTATTAAGGAGCCGACCATTTATACCTCGAAACTTTCTACGCCATCTATCAATGAATTCACGACCTTCTTTCTTTCGTTTATTGATTTTCCAACACGGATGCTTCTTATCATCATTATTCGGAATCAGTTTCTCAGGAACAAACTCCTTATCATCAAATCCAATAAGAGTATAAAGCCACTCAGCGGTTATTCCAAATGCCCATCCATATCCGAGGCTATCCGGTCTTGAACCACAATATTCTTGAATCATATCTTTAGCTTCGTTTTGTTCGCGCATAAGCTGTTCATTCATTTGTTTCAGTAGATTCTCAAGCTCTGAACCTTGTTTTGCTATTATCTTCATTTCTTATCTGTTTTGAGGGTCATTTAATTTTTAAGAAGTTGCTCATTCGCTCAATGCATCTTTGTTTTTGATTGAGATTGGGATGCACATATAAATTGAGTGTGGTAGCGATATTCGAATGTCCAAGAATTACACTCACTGTCTTATAATCGCATTGACTTTCAATGCATCTGGTAGCAAATGTATGCCGGAGTCCATGAAACACAATGTGCGGAATATTCAGACGCTTCAAGAGCCGGGCAAAGAAATCACGGTAAGAACGGGGATCTTCCGGACGTTCTGATGTTCCTACTACAAATCGGGACGGAGATATTTTCTTTACTTCCTTCAAGGCAAAGAGAAGCTGTCTTGAGATAGGTATCTCCCGGTATGAATTTCGTGTTTTGGGAGAAGTGAAAGTCCTTTCCGTAGTTCTTGATTCGCAGTTGTATATCCTTCCTGCTGTATAACTAATGGTGATTACCTTCTGTCTGAAATCCACATCTTCCCATCGCAGGGCACACACCTCTCCAATCCTCATGCCGGTACACAGAGACAGCAGAATGCCTATATTCTTAGGAGTTGGGGATTCGGTGAGATGGCTCATCAGTATCTGTTGATGGTTTAAGGACAAAGTAGGCAAACGGTGAGATTCGGTATCTGTAGGATAGTTTATCTCCCACTCCTCATAAGGGAATAACTTATGTTTCCCACCATACTTGACTATAGATTTCAGCACCGCCACAATATCCCTTACGGTTTTTTTAGCAAGACCAGAGGAAAGCTTGTAGAGAACAAATTTCTGAACGTCGCTTTCCGATATAGCTGTCGCCGTCCCAAAATATGGGAGTAAATGGGTTTGAAGGGTAAGCATATACGCGCACATCGTGGCATGCTTT